CGTCAAGAACGTTGACGTGAAGGATGGCCCACTCAAGGGCAAAAAGTACGCCGATAAGTTTGGCGTCGTTGGCGTCGTCACCCCCATCCTGTCAAAGCATGGCCTCAGTCACTCGTGGAAGCTCACGAAGGACGAGAAGGAGTGGATGGAGGTCACCTGCACCATCAAGCACGTCCTCGGTCATTCTGAGACAGCTTCGATGGGATCAGCGCCGGACACTGGCGCTGGTCGCAACGCCATCCAAGCACGTTCCAGCGCGAACAGCTACCTCGAGCGCATCACCCTTCTGGCAATCACCGGCATGGCGGCATCGGACGAGGATGACGACGGAAACGGCTTTCAGCAAACGGCCAAAGAGAACGTCGTGGATGACCTTCTGGCCGCCCCCACGACCGCCGCACTGCAGTCCATGTTCTCCACGGCCTACATGCTGGCAGCGAAGCGTCCTGAGTCGCAGAAGGCATTCAAGGAAGCATATGAGAAGCGCAAGGCTCAACTCGCCAAGAAAGAAGGTGAGTGATGCGTATTATCGAATGCGAGCAAGGATCACCGCAATGGCTCAAGGCTCGGGAGGGCAAGATAACCGCCTCCCGCATGGCCGACGTCCTCAACTTCCTCAAGCGCGGCGGCGAGTCTCAGAAGCGCGCAGACTACCGCGTGGAACTCATCGCGGAGCGTCTGACCGGCCTAGCCGCCGATTACTACGTATCGCCTGAGATGAAATGGGGCACCGAGCAAGAGCCCTTTGCGCGGTCAGCCTACGAGATTGCAACGGGAAACTTCCTCGATCAAGTCGGATTTGTCCTCCACCCCACGCTGGACTATGCCGGCGCGTCGCCTGACGGCCTGTACGGGAAGCATGGCGGCGCCGAGTTCAAGGCTCCGAAGTCCACAACCCACCTCGAGTACATGATGGCAGGAGCCGTTCCCGAGGCTTACATCCCACAAATGAACATGGAGATGCTTTGCTGCGAGTGTGACTGGATCGACTTCGTTTCGTTCGATCCCAGGATGCCCGAAGACCTGCAGTTGTTCATCGTGCGCCACCACCGCGACGAGGCGAAGCTCAAAGAGATGGAAGCCGAGATTGTCCGCTTCGAGGGCGAGATAAACGAACAGATAGCGAGGCTCTATGGACTACAGCGCAGGAATCTTTCAGGTGTTGATGCGGGAGTGCCCGAGTCTATCGACCTTCAATCAGTTCGTGGTTCCCTTGATGAAGCTCTTGCCGAAGGACTTGAGGGACATTGCGGCAACGGAAGCCAAGCGCCGGAACTACAAGCCGAACAAGGAGCGAGGTGAGTATGAATAGCTTCCTCGACTTCGACGACTCCCTAGACCTAGATGACGATGACGGTCTCTGCCCCCACGGAACCGCCTACAACGAATACTGCGAACCATGTGACGAACTGATTGTGGAGGAGCTATGAGACACCCACCGACCGGATGCTACTACAACATGGGCGAGCTAACACCATTGCCCAAACCATACAGCCCCTACCGCTGGGACGCCAGCAAGGTTGCGGAGCCCGAAGTCTTCATCAAACATCGCTTTGGAGCCATGCTTGATTGCGCTATATTTGGCTGGCGGTTTAGCTACATCCCCACAGTTGCAGAGGCAGCATCTCGTGAGCGTGAGGCTCAGGCGTGGGAACCTGCCGGCCGCTACTCGGGGTGCTGACATGAAGACCTCAGAACTACTCGCCAAAGTAGAGATGAAGCCCGTCTCGAAGGCCCGGAACCTATCGCGCTTGGGCTGGGCTGATGGGTACATGGTTGTCCAGTTCGCAGGACGGCCCGACCTCTGGGTATACGGCCCGGAAATTCCTGAGCTCAAGCGCGATCAGATCCTCGCAAACGGATGGCCTGACGCACTCTTCACAAAGGCCATCAAGAACAAGTACCAATGTCACCACATCGGAGCGAAATGAGATTTTACATGCACGAACACTACTTCGGGGAAAGCACGGTCTCATCGACCCTCGTTGCGTGCCCGTGTGGGCACATCGATTTTCTCGATAAGCCAATAGACTCATGTGAGTTCATGGAAGAGTTCGTCTGCGCAGCCTGTGGCGGATCGGTATTTATCAACTGGGGTCTAACCTCCCCTGATCACCTTTCTATCTTTCAATTCACTTCATTTTGCCCTAACCATCTGTGCCAAGCGAAGGGATCCAATGCTTCTGCGTGACTATCAACTCGACTGCTTGAATCGGAGCAAGACGGCCTACGAGAGCGGGATCAACCGCCAGCTTGCCGTTCTCGCCACCGGCCTAGGAAAGACGGCCATCGCATCGTCTCTGCGTTCACACCACGGACTCAAGGGCAAGGTGATGATGCTAGTCCACATGGACCAACTCGCGAAGCAAGCCGCCCGAGCAATGGCTACGTGGAATCCTGGCGCATTTGTCGGAGTGGAGATGGCCGGCCAGTACGCGAGTCCGATGGACGACTTTGTAATCGCGTCCGTTCCGACGCTCGGCCGCAAGGGTTCTGACCGCATCAAGGGCATCGACCCATCCGAGTACTCCGCCATCATCCAAGATGAAGCGCACATTGGCATGGCCGACTCATTCAAGCGAGTGTACGACCATTTCGGCTTGATGCAGCCAAACCCGGAAGGACCTCTCTTCCTCGGGATCACAGCGACACCGAACCGCAACGACGGGCAGGGGCTGAAAGCCTTGTTCGACATGATCGTGTTCGACATGGGCATCCGTGACGGCATTGCCTCGGGCTTCCTCTGCGACATCCGCGCCATGCGGGTATCAGGCAAAGCAGACCTCGGCGGCGTCCACGTTCGCATGGGTGAGTTTGCGGAGAATGAGCTAGCTTCGGCAGTCAATACGCCAGAGCGCAACGCCATCATCGTCAAAGAGTGGTACAAGCACGCACGCACCCGCAGGACGATCTGCTTCACCGCAAACGTGCAGCACGCTCTTGACCTCGCGCAAGCGTTCGTAGTGCATGGCGTGGATGCGAAGGCAGTATGGGGAGACGACCCACTCCGGCAGGAGAAGATCGACTACCACAAGACCGGCCAGTATCCCGTCATCTGCTGCGCTCAGTTGCTCGGCATCGGATATGACGACCCGCAGGTTTCGTGCATCGTCCTGGCTGCCCCGCGCAAGAGCTTCGTGCGGTACGCGCAGGAGGTTGGCCGCGGAACCCGCATTGCAGACGGCAAAGAAGACCTCCTCGTGATGGACATTTGCGACTCCAGCAGCAAGCACGACCTCTGCACTGTCTCCAGCCTGCTCGGGCTACCGAAAGACCTTGACCTCAAGGGAGAGAAGTTCTCGAAGGCTCGCGAGCAGCTTGAGCGCGTGGCGGCCGAGTTCCCCACGGCAAACATCCAAGACCTCCGCAACCTGTCCGAACTAGACTCCCTCGCGGAGAAGGTGGAACTGTTCAAGGTGGCGTATCCGCCCGAAGTCTCAAGGCTCACCGAACTGGCGTGGCGAAAGCAGGGCGAGGCGTACGCAATCAACGTGGAGCGGGAGCGGCTGGTCATCTCGGCTGATCTGCTAGGCGACTGGTGGGTGCGTGGCTCGGTGGCTGGGAAGCATGTAGAGATTCAGGCGCAGAACTTGGCGGGAGCGTTCAACATAGCTGACAAGACGGTTGCGGACTCTGGGGTGAATCGCTCTATCCTGCAACGCGAGGCCCGCTGGCGGGAGTCAGGGCCGAGCGACAAACAGATTGCGCTCTGCAAAAAAGTAGGACTCCCCATTCCCAATGGGGCTACCAGAGGTCAAGTAAGTTTTGCTTTAGACCAGCACTTCCAGAAGAGGCGCGCATGAACATATCTCCATTGTGTCCATGCGGTAAGACTGCCCTCTACCGAGTAGGTCATATTGGCTATTGCAAGCAGCACAGGGCGGACGCCATAGCGCAGATCGAGAAGTTCGGAAACCCTCGCAACAAGACACTTAGGACGGCCCCCAAGGTAAAAGTTAGACACGTCGCCAAGGTTAGCTCCCAGCAGTTCAAGCTAGACCGCCAGAAGGCCATGATCGCAGCTCCTACGCCATCCGAGGCTGCTCTGCGCATCATGTTGCGAGCGAACCCTATTACGAGAGGTAAGTGGAAGTTCCAACCTATCCTTCACGGGTATATCCCGGACTTTCTGAACACCAAGGCTGGAGTAATTGTCGAATTAGATGGCGCTCCACACTTCACGGCAGAAGGAAAGCGCGCAGACGCTCGCCGCTCCCGTCACCTAATGCGTCATGGCTATCGCGTTATACGATTCTCCAACCACGAGGTGTTCACCAACCCCGACGGGGTGATGGCGTTCATCATGGCCGCGCAGGACGGAACTCTGTGACCTTCGAGGATCTAGTCCGCGCATTCGACGCCAAAGGGCGAGGCCGCAAGAAGCGAGCCAAGTGCCCATGCCACAAGAGCCGTGGATCGACCCTCATCGTGTCCGACGACCGAGAGAAGGGGCTGGGCGTCTATTGCTTCGCGGGGTGCTCCAATGACGACGTGCTGGCCGCCGTGGGGCTTTCATGGAAGGACTTGAAGCCCCGCAAGGACTGGCTACCCCCCGAAGAGTTCAAAGCCCTCCAAATCAAGCGGAAGGACGAGGAGGCGGTCTTGGCCGAGACTAAACGCAAGACCCGAGCGCTGGTGGACGAGACCCGCCGCTGGGAGGCTGTGGCAAGCCTCCTGCACGCTCACCTTGTCCACGCCCGAGCTAGCCCACAGGAAGCCGCCATCAGCCGCCTGTGGCGCAAAGCGCTGGCTACGGCGCGGGATCGGCATGAGAAGCTGTGCGTGCTCTGGCCGGCGGCGCCGCAGGTTGAGGGCTACCGGATTGTGCGGATGCCGCGGGAGATAACTCGGCGCTTCACTGGCGACGCTATCGCGGACGTTTTGGGCTTATGATTGTCGTACCGCACCATCCCCACCTACCGGAGACGCCCATGACACCAGACCTCGAAGCCACTGCCGACGCTGAAAGAGAGCGCGCCATCTTTTCCAAGCTCCGCTCGATCGACGACAACGAACGCCAG